AAGCCCAATGACTGGGCAGTAGAAGTCTTGGACGATGCAATCGAAGTTTCAGACTCTGATGGTGATTTCGTAGTGAGTTCACTAACGCACAGAAGAGTCAATGAAACCATCGAGGAACATCTAAAAAAAATGCAGACAGAGGCAGCGTTTAAACTGCTCCTGTCTGCACAAACTGAAAGCGAAACCTAGGACTTAGACTTAGTCGCCTTCTTGGCGGGTGCTTTCTTCTTAGCCGGGGTTCGCTTGGCTACTGTTGGCTTCTTCTTAGCAGCAGTGACCTTTACGACGTCGTCGACCGAAACAGGCTGACTCGACTGTGACTCCAGTTCATCAATGTACCCATACAAGGTTCCAATCACCTGTTGGAGATCGTATCCATGCTTACAGGGCCGTGTGCCGAGAACGACACGCATAGCTTTTACTTTTTGCTTCAAACTCATTTGTGACTCCATTTACAAACGTAGGCTTGGAGAAAGTCCAGGCCATTCTCTTACCGAGACTATACCACCCGTCGCTCTCTCGATTCCTATCGCTAGCGGCAAGGATGGCGTTTTTCTTCCGTATTCGAGATCCCTCAAATACCCAATACTGATCTTCATATCGAAACGGATCAGTTCTTCATTCAACCACCGGACAAACAAAACTCGAGTGCTCTTACCCGGCAAGCTTTTTCGGTACTCAGTAATAATCATGAGACACACCTTTGAAATCTAAGATAGCGAATAGACCAATATTTGTCCATCCATAGGTGTGGCTCCTTGACACACTTGTTGTTATTCAGTACATTCACCGAAAGAGAGGAACCTATGAACCAAGAAGAACGAGAGGCGTGGCTTGCGGAACGCAGGAAAGGTCTCGGCGGAACCGACATTGCATGCATCATGATGGCTGGAGCAGAGATTTCGGAAAAGATTGGTTCATTCGAAAACAGCCAGTTCAAGTTGTGGTCAGAAAAGACAGGTCTTTACGACACTGATGATTACGATGACGCGATTCTGATGCGTGGTCGAGTAATGGAAAAATATGTCTGTGAATTTTACGAGCTCCACCTGGGGGAAGGGTGCAAGCTTTGGGAAGAGGGATTGACATGGCATCCATCTCGGCCACGCATCTTTGGTACACCAGATCGACTGGTCGAACAAAATGGCATCCGATTCGGAATGGATGCTAAGACCAGACGATTCAGACACGGTTGGGGAGAATCTGGAACAACAGATATCCCACTAGATGTAGAGATTCAAATGCGTGTCTACATGGAGATCTTTGACGCTCCATACTGGGACATCGCCACGCTGTTCAGTCTCGACGACTTCAGGGTCTATAGAATCGAAAGGGACAAAGAACTCGGTGAAGAAATACTGGATGTCGCAGAGGCTTGGTGGAAGAAGCATGTAGACGGTGAAATCCCGCCAGATGTTGATGCCACTAACGCATGCATGAAAGCATTGAGCCACATGAATCCAAGGGTGAAGCGAGAAGAACTGAGAGTGGCTACCGCAGCTGAAAAAGATCTTCACGAAAAGATCCTCAAAGTAAAATCAGAGTTCAAAGAGATCGAGAGCAAGAAGAAAGAACTCGAAAATCTACTCAGAGCAAAAATCGGAGATTCGGTCGGAATACAAGGTGTCGCTACCTGGAAGGCAGGCAGGCCACGAAAAGTGTTCGACAAGGACGGATTCAGGGAAAAACACCCTGACCTTTATCAGCAGTTTGTTATCGAGAGACCCAGCACACGAACCCTTCGCATCACAGAGGCAAAATGACCACAGCACTTTCAACCAGAGACAAGGTTACTCAACTCAATGAGTACTTGGAAAGCAAGAAGAATAGCCTGATCAAGATCGCCCCACAGGGGACTGATGTAGATCGCATCATCCGTGTTGCGATGTTCGAGGCCGTCAAAAACGAACGTCTGGTTCAATGTAGTCCAACTTCGGTATACATGGCCCTTGCAAAGGCGTGTGAACTCGATTTGGTCGCAGGGGGTGTTCTACATCGAGCCTCACTTGTTCCCATGTGGGACAAAAAGACCAAGGGATACAACGCTGAACTTTGGATTGAGTACACAGGACTTATGGATCTTGTGAAGCGCTCTGGTGAAGTGGCTCATTTCAAGGCCGAAGTTGTCTACGAAAACGATGAGTTCGAACACTCATTCGACTTGGAGAGCGGAGAAATCCTACGTCACAAGAAGTGTCACGATAATCCTGGAGACCTTGTCTTGGCCTACGCCGTGTGCTTTTTCAAGGACGGTCAGCGACAAGTTGAAGTGATGCGTAAAGATCAGATCAACAAGATCCGAAGGAACTCTCGCAGTCCAGACTCCGGCCCTTGGTCTCAACACACAGAGGAGATGTGGCGCAAGACCGTCATCCGCAGAATCTGTAAGTACCTGCCATTGACACCAAAGACCACGGCAGTTTTGGAGCACGATATTCAATCTGACTTTGGTGCATCCAACATACAGTCGATTGATGTGAATGTTGTCGAACAAGACCACACAGTAGACACAGACAATGTTATTGATGTAAAAGAAGCTGAATCCAAGCCAAAGCCAAAAAGGAAGTCGAAGGTAAAGGATTTGGTTGAGAAGGCGAAGGAGAACAACCTTCCAGAGCCTGAAGAAGATTTCACCTCATAGGAGCACAAAATGTCCTTGATCGATCAAGCAGCGAAAAACCTCTCACCATACAAGCTGATGATGCAGGAAACTGCCAGCAAGAATGAGGAACGCAAGTTCATCGTACAACCCAACATTCTCATGGACATCCTCAATGATGAAATGTCCAGCAGGGTGATCGATAAGAAGCAGAGGAAGGAGTTTGCTGGATACCGCACTCGTCTCAAAACTTCGGAGTGGCGGCTCGCAGGCATCTTGAACCATGTTGATGAGGCAATCTACAGAGTTCAGATCGAAAAGACCATCGAAAGTATGCTCAAGCACATTCGCCTGGTACAACCCAATGGCGAGTGGTTGTTGATGGAGTACGAGACTGACATTCGACCAAACAAGAATGGAGATCAAGTCATCATGCTCGCAGCAAAGTTTGTCGATGCAAAAAATGAAACCGACATGCGATACCAGAACGGTGTTCCACTTGTCGATGTAAAGGTTGATGTCTCTGGATCTAATAAAGAGCTCATCGAAGCGATCCAAGCTCAGGGCTCAACATCGAATGATCAAGAGTTGAAAGATCTTCTGAAGCAGTTGATTACAGTTACTGCTCAACAACAAATCAACTCAGCTGCGTCACCAAATAAGGCCGATGCTACGTTTGATGAGATTCCCGAAGACATGACTGAGTGATAGGGCAAACGGTTGATTGAATGCCACTCTACGTGTTCAAATGCGAGGACTGCGGGGTCAAACTTGAAGTCCTCCAAGCATTCGGCGACCCTAAACCGACATGCGATAAGTGCGACAAAGACATGAAGAAGCAAATCGCTTTGACTAGCTTCGTCCTCAAGGGCGGTGGCTGGGCAAAGGATGGATACGGTTCAAGCGATGGCTGATCATTCTTTAGATGACATCGTTCATTCCATTCAGTCTGCTGTTATAGCGGCGACCGACATCGCAGAACGTCATGAACTGGATTCGATTACGAACCAGGAGTTCTGGGAACTGAAGGTAGACGAGAATGGGGATCCGATCACCGATGACGACGGAAGACACGTATATGCACCTCGTATGGTCGTCTTGGAACTCCCAACATGGGAAGATGGAGTACTGGTACACAAGAAAGTTCCGGTCCCCCTACAGTCACTCACTACTGGCCAAAGCCTTCGTGTGGATACGCTCGAGGTTGAGATGTCGGTGGAGATCTCTGGCCTCACTGCGGACAAGAAAAAAGGCCAGTTGATGGTCAGACCCTGTGCTTCGAATCCATCGTGGTTCAAAAAAGAAAGCAATGCTGCTAAACTCAAGCTGGTTTTCAAAGGCAGCGAACCTCCTGAAGGTTATGCAAGAATCGACGATCAGCTAATCAAACTGCTTCCGTAGGAGAACATCATGGCAGATTCCGGCCTCGTACAAATGTCATCACAGTTTGGTGGCCTTCCAATGGAGCAACTCATTGGTGGTCCGCTGAAGGCTGCGTGCAATGCTCAGACGCTACTTGCAAAGGCATCCAGCGACTTCATCAAGGACGTTGGTCTGGACGACGATGGAAAGGGCAATCTTTCTGCTCGTACCGTCGATTTCGGATTCGAGAAGCCAGTTCAAGATGCTGCTGGAAACACTACGATGGAAAAGGTGGACCTCCAGGTCCCACTGCTCGCCATCATCAACACACCAGCTCTGTCAGTCAAGGAAGCTGAGGTCCGCTTCACCATGGAGGTCAAGTCCTCTACGTCGAGCAAGACCACATCCGACAGCAAGGCCGACCTTACAGCAAAGGCCAAGTACAACGCTGGTCTTTTCTCTTGCGAAGTGACTGTGCATGGTTCAGTGGCTAACCACAGTGAGAACAGTCGTAAGAGCGACAACAGCGCCAAGTACGACGTCAAGGTCGTCGCCCGTGATGATGGGCCACCAGAAGGACTCATGAAGGTCTTGGACATGCTTAACGACGCCATCGCTCCTACTCAGGGCGTGGCTGCAGCACCCAAGGGCAAGTAACGTCCCCCTAGCCCCCCCACCCACATCGTCTGTTCCCATCTCGGGGCGTGAGCATGGGCGATTCCCACCGGGTGGGGGGGTTAGGCACTTTAACTAAGGGTTAATCTGCACAAGGGTGGTGGTAAAGATTTGGTTTCATCAGATAGGCTGATGTAACTAATTAATCCCGTGGATTAAACCTGGCCCCACTTGAGAGTCACGACTCAAGTGGGGTATTCTTTTGCCATGGCTCGATGTGGACGATGCGGATTCTTCAAGTCCTACGAGGGCGCTAGCAAACAGGCAGGCGTCTGTTTAATGTTCCGGGGTCTCCAGCTGCCTGAAGACGCTCTGTGGGAGCATCGGAAGTGTCCTGAGTACACTCAGAAGATTCCTGATTGGACGCCTGAGCAGCACTTCGACTTCGAAGTGAAGCGACATGATGTTCAGCGCAGTTGGCGTGCCAGTAGACGAGCTCTGTTCTTCTCTTGTTCCGCATTGGTCGTTTCTATCCTGACGCTACTGAGTGGGTTGATCTAGTTCTTCTCAACGATCTCGAACAACTCATCGACGCGCTTCTTCATGCGCTTCATCTGACGATCAACATCATCTCCGTCGAAGTCAGCAGAGATACTAGATGTCTTCTTCTCAATGCCTGAGAGTTTGGCCTTGAGACCTTCAATCTCTGCCTGCATGGCTGCACACTTGGCTGCACAAGGAGGAGGCTGCTGACCCTCAAGACCTTGGTTCTGAGACTCGATCTCCAGTTTCTTCATCTCCCGCTCGTGCTTCTGCTCTGCCCAGTCCCGGTAAAGCTTGAACGCCTTCGAGCCACCAGCCACGGCCATCCCAGCAAGTGCCACAGCCACCACGGGTGCGTGGTCGCCACCGATCGCTTGCGCCGCATCAGCAGCCGCTGTGATGTCTGAGGCAACACCAAGCGTTTCTGAAAGCTCTGGAGGCTCAGGGCCTATGTCGAGGTTGGCGATGTCGACAGGCGCAGGAGTTGGCGTTGTGCCTAGAGTTTCTGTTGGTAGTGACATGGCTGTAGTTCCTCACTTGTCGCGATCTAAAATGCGGTCCAATTTAGACACGATGTCGTTGTGTACTTTTGTTCGAGCAATCAAGAAATCTTTGGACTGACTGTCAGCGTTTTCCCGGTACTCTTGGATCACGCGGTCATATCTGTCTCTCATCTTTTCAGTTCTGAGATCATAGTCTTTTCGAATCTCGTCAATCTGCTCTTGGAACCCTTCTACGAGCTTATCCAAGCGCTTCTGCATCGTGATGAACTGGAACACCAGAAACGCCGCGAAGATACCGAGGTGACCATCGGCCAACAAGGAATCAACGAGGGCCTCCATCAGACTACTCGTTTGGCTTCTTCAGGCACCAAGGTGTAGCTGAATGAGTTGCCCCACTTGTCTCGAGCCTTGTAGCAGATGTCCATGAACTCAGCGAAGTCATCTGCGTTCGCGAACACTTGGCATCCGGCAGACCACCGATCTACTTGCGTTGAGTGTGCGCCGGCTTTGTGAATGTTGATGCCATAGTAGCCTTCAGTAATAGACTCCACATCACAATCAATGATGTCGTCTTTATTGCTGTCACGATAAGTTTTGACCTTACCGTTCCTCTGGCAGAGCGCGTCATACTTTCCTTGGTGCTTGTCGATCTTCCATACGCCTCGGTACTGACCTGGTACTAGGATCGCTGTCCCGTTGACGTTTGTAGGGTTTTCTAGCCAGTAGTTACCAGGCTCCGTAGTACAGGCCCATGACTTGTGTACCCACTCACCGTCCTCGTCCTTGAATACACAGTGAATGACATCGTCGAAGCTGTTGGCCTTGTGGTCTGTAGATCGCACGCCGATGATGTTGACGTTGTAGGACCCAGACTCGAAGACCTTGTAGCCGAGCGACTCAGCGTAATCGAGAATCTCAGGACGCATATCAGTTACCGCTGCTACAGTTGGCGTTGGTGGCTTGGCAGATTTGGGCGATATTGACCGCTTGGTGCTGCTGGTTCTCCAGCATCTTAGAAACAATGTCTTCCATCTTATCCAGACGCTTCTCAACACCTTCAATCTTGACATCGACCACCTCTTGATGAGTCAGGCTTGTCGCCTTCTTGCTCTCAAGAACGGTCACGCGCTTATCGAGTTCCTCTACATCTTGAGCCGCAGACTCAAGTGACGCGAACGATACGCCAGCCGCAAAGATGACGGTCAGGGCGGGGACTGCAATATCTTTGACTTCCACAGTACACCTCAGTCCTATTGAGCGGGTTCAGGACAACTATAAGACCCAAGAAGCTTGTCGGTCAACTTGGACGGCTCGCATCGTTGCTTATCTGTTTCACCTGTGCGAATACACAACGCCCACATGCATTGCAGAGACATGGGATCCCCCCCAACCTCTTGGATGCATGGGGGCGGAAGGTCTGTGAGCTTAT